CTGGGTTCCGTTCCTGCGTGGTTTTTGAGGTTGACGGCAAGGCCTTCGAGGCCCACGTTACCTCGAGACAGCTCAGTGCTGAGGCGTCTGTGTACCTGTCTGCTTACCACGGCGACAGGGATCTCAGATCGCTGCTGAGGCATCAACGCCGCATGGTTGGTGTCACAGCCGGTGGTGTGAAATTCACACGTGAGGGTGGTCGGGCGAGTGGAGATTTTAACACAGGCATGGGTAACACCATCCTAATGCTCTGTGCCACTGTCGGTGTTCTCAAGGGCTATGTGGGTGGTGACGGTAGACCCATCCCTTTCGACGTCCTTGCCGACGGTGACAACGCACTCGTTTTCCTTGAGAAGGAAGATCTTCACCGTGTTGTTCTGGATTTCCACGATCGAGTATTGGCTGAGTGTGGTCACGAGATGACGTTAGAGGAGCCAGTGACGTACCCTGAGGCTGTCCGTTTTGGTCAGTCCGCACCTGTGTATCTTGGCCATGGTTTGGGCTGGACCATGGTCAGGGAGGTGAACAAGGTTCTTTCGGGAGCCTTTGCCTCGCACAGGTGGTTGAACGAGCGGGTTTTCGCCCAGCGATGGGTGAATGCAGTGGACAGGTGCGAGCTTTCTTTGGCTCGTGGCGTTCCTGGCTTGCAGGGCTTGTTTCTCAGGGTCCTCAAAATCACGGAGGGCGGGAATCGGGTGCCAGAACAGGCACTCCGCGACTACTTCGCAATGGGCGGCTGGCTTGCGGAGGAGAAAGATGTGCTCGAGGTGAGGAATGAAGCTAGGATCAGCTTCCATCGGGCTTTCGGCTTGGACCCCGAGAGCCAGTTACGCTTGGAGAAAGAGGTTCCAGTGTGGGTTGGCCATGCGGAACGGGTTGTGGAATTCCCCAAGCATGATGGGTTGTGGTCGGCTGAGCCTGGCTTCTTTGAAAACTTCCTCGAGCCCCTCATTTGATGCACCTTGCTCTGTTTAGGCCAACTAAGTGGTCCGCCCGCTTTTGCGGGTGTGGGAGACTCCTGAAATGGTTAACCACCCAGTTGGGACCGTGCGGTCGAGAAACGGTTAGTCGAACGGAAGGAGCGGTAGTATAGAACTGCCTGCCACCCCCCTAGTAGAGGCGCGTTTCCTAGCCGGTCGGCTAGTTACCCCAAATAACAAGGTGTATACGTTGTCAATGGCGTCCAATGCATTGCGACAAGGCTATTGTGTTGAAGCCTTGCCGAGCAATAACACACGAGACACGGCACGCTGCGTTAGTGCGTCGCCACGGCGAACCATTGGGACAATACGAGACTAGTCTCGGGGCCGCTGCCCAATGCGGAAAAC